GGCGTTCACTGTAGGGAGGCCCGCCTGGGGAAGTCCTGCGAATCACACAGGGGCCCCAGACTATTACCCTACGTTTTAAAGAATGGACGCCACCGCACTGGCGCCAGACCTATCCCCAACAAGATGGATATGGTTGAAGGAAGATGCTCCTTTATGTCATGCCGCAAGTTGGGAAGTTGATCCAATGGGAACAACCGCTGCCCCAACAAGGCCCATCGGCAATCTCACGGCCTCGAACCATATTGTTGAATGGGAACCGGGATAGCACGCCTACCCTCGGAAGCGACGCGTGAACCTCGCTTTCCCAGGCGCGAAGAGAAACCTGGGGGGTACCGTGGCACAAGGGAATGTGCTAGGAAATTTGCGGTCAGCTTGGAAATGGAGGTTAGGGCAACAAGGTATGCACAACGCCTGTGGCGGTCTTAATCAGTTTTAGGGCATTGCCGGTCGGAGTATATTTAGCCATGGTACCGAAAACGGTATTGGCTGCAGTCTCCAAGGGTTTGTTTCGGAAGCCTATCTTACCCAGAACATTGTTGATCTGGGAGATGGCATCCGGAACGGACTTGTGGATGCTAGTGTGCTGCACCATGCCAAGGCCAGTAGCAGGTGTCCACTCGTAAATGACAGTCAAAGACCATCCGAGTTGGAACCCTGCAGGCCCCTGGTAGACAAAGCACATAGCGTTCTTGTCATCAAAATTGGTGACAGTGACTGTGGAATCACAGATATCATAGCTCATGTCCTCCTCAGAGGGGTTCCAGACGATCTCGCACTCACCTGAGGGAATGCGTTGCTTCTCGGAAAGAAGTCCGTAGAGCTGATCTGCAGTGATAGTCGCGCCAGCCTTCACAGTGGAGGCTGGAACTACACCACAAGCGATGGAACCAGCACGGCTCAATTCTGTGGAATTCCAGTGAATGCGAAGGCAAGCCCCAACGACACGCGCACCTTTGGAATTGGCCTGAAGGAAATTGTAGCCGGGAACGTTGACAGTGCCATAACCTAAGGCTATAGCAGTGCTGCCGGTGGCCCGAACCCCGAAGGATTCACGAAAACCTCCAGGCACAATGGATATGATAGCAGCCTGCTCAGTCGTCGAAGTTAGATTACCAGAGGAAACGAAACGCTGGATCTGACCTTCAACGCCTGCATAAGCAGTTGGAACAATAGGTGCAGAACAAGGGTCAACGACCATCTTAACGTGGCCCTCAAGAAGCGGGTTCGCCCGGATCGTCGCCGACCTGCGCCTGGGCGCACGAGTCTTGCCTTGCTTCTTGGGCTGCTGCTTGGACTTCTTGTTGCCATTGTTGGACTTCATAATGAATCTTGGTAGCTGAGGAAAAGTGGTTAATAGGGAATGATAGGAAGTGAGTGTTGTGTGAGAGTGTAATGATCGCTTGCTAAGGCCCAATGCAGTTCTGAAGAGAGGGTGACCCCCCTCAGTTCTTCCTCGATCACCTCCTGGTAGCTAGGTGGTAACCCAAAAGCTTTCCAGAAGGATATACGAGCATCTGTAGTGATAGTGGAAGGTGAAGAATGGTAGCCTTCAGCGTAGGCTTGGCGAGCCCATCCAAAATGGGCAACATCCTCGAAAGCACGCAGGCTCTTGCCTTTCAAGCCAATCCGCTGGGCCATGAGGTAGAACTCCTGAAGCACTGGCACCCCGCGGGCCAATGCGAGCCCCCCAACGCCAATGGCATGGAAAAGCTCGCGAGTGTACTTCAGGTCCAGAAGGTTACGGTAACCTGACAAATCACAATTCAACACTTTCTCTGGATCCCTAACCATCATCCATTTATGGCCTAACCAAACCGGATGGGTCTGGCAGAAGTTGATATGTTCCAATATGCGGACTGGTTCCTCAAGCGTAAGATCGAATCCACGCTGGAGAAACCAATCGGAAATACTGGAAAGTTTGTGATAATGTTTTTGCGGGATGATGATTACGGCGTCATCCCCGTCCAAAACGGCGCGAACTGAATCAAGAGAAATGCCAGCATCTAGGAAAAATTCATACAGATTGCCAGCGGCAATGGAGCAATTCCCAAGGGAAGTGTCCATGTCACCTGACATCCGCATGGCCCCAAGCTTGGCACTAAGCCTGCCGTCCTTGCACCGCGCTTTGGCGTAATTGTTGAGTTGGTGTTTGAGGACACGGTTGAGGGTGAGTTGATGCTCATTTGTATAATGGCAAGCAACGGTCCAGTGGCCAAAGCGGAGAGCAGGTTCTTGTTCGTGCTGATCCATACGGGAATAATCCAGAGAAATTGCGATAGGTTTGTCAATTTGGGCTATATATTCCCAATGAGAGACAATCAAGGAGGCCTTTTGGGTCGTGGTCAAACATTTGGTGATAAGATCAAAACCAAAGACCCTAGCCCATTCTGAATAGACTTGTTTCTCAATGGGAACAGTATATCGCCCATACAGCATATGAAAAGGGGCCTCACGAGTGTTGATGCAGCGAGGGACGGGGTGCTTTGGAAGTCCCGGATTATCCAGGTTGGGAGGAGTGAATTGTTGGGTCTTCTCACACTTGACAAATGCTGAGGTGGTGGCCTCCCTGTGAAAATCGTAGACCGTATGATCGAAAGATTCCTGTATCTTCTCATAGATGCGCCTCTTGCGCCCTGGACGGCTGTCGACAAATTGAGCAGCGGTCAACGGGGAGGAGAGGACAGCTTCTTGTGAAAAGGCAGATCTCGCCCGAGCATATGGATCCTCCACCAAGACTGGAGGACGGGAAGTAAACTCCCCTCCACGCTTCACGACCAAACACCTTTCAACGACGGCATGTTCCAAAGTACGTACATCACCTTCAAAAGGACGTACATGCCACCATTGACGTCCGAAGACAAATCGGACGTACAACCTGCCCAAAGTAGGAAGTACCGAGTCGACCTTGACCTTACAATCCTTGTGAACACCAAAAGAAGTGCGGGATTGCTTGGCGACAAGAACGATTCGGCGGCCCTACGCCTGCTCCATCCGAAGCCGGTTGCTCTGCTTCAGGATGGCGGTTTCTTCCGCAATATCCTTTTCATCCTCGGTGATAAAGAATACTGCTATTGCCACACGCTTGATTGTGCGATCAATGTCATGCGCTCGCATACCGTGATCAGTCATCAACTTGTAGGCAAGACGCATAACCTGCAGGTAATTAGCCCGCGTGTAGGCGATACCAGGATTCTTAGCACGGAGCTCGGCGACGAGCCGAGGGAGATAAGAGCCTCGAATGGAGATCTTATCGGTACCGTAAGGGTGATGGTAAGGGACCTCCCTGTTTCGCGCACGTCTAGCAGTTGCGGAACCGTCGGGTTTTGGGGTAGATGAGCCAGGCTCAGATTCAGCCGAAGTCTCTTCGGCCAATTGCAAGGCGAGGCCAGCGTCCTCCGCAGCTGCACATGGGGGGTCGCCCGCACAGAGGTGTTCGTATGATTCATGAACGCGTCTAGAACCTCGAAAGCGCCTCCATGCACGCCATCCAATACGTGCGGCAATGGATAACCCGACTGCAACTCCAGTATAGGCGACAATGAGGCCGCCTCTCTTTGCGCGTTCAAGAAACCCTGGTTGCACCTGCGCCACATCATCACCGACGTCCCGTCGTCCATTGTATGGAACTCTGGGCTTGGGGAACGTGATGTCAATGGAGCTGGAGGGTTTCCTGGGACTGGGGGAGACCGCCTTGGTGACTGAGGGAGAGGTGGGGAAGGAAACGATGTCCCCATCGAACCTGGGAGAGTTGGTATTGGGAAGGAAATCCTTTAAAACTGAAACCATCTTCAGATGTGGTGAATCCCCGCCGATAGTCTAAGACTCTGCCGGGACCGGGCAATTGCCAAGGCAAACAAACACCACGACCTTGCAGCTAAGCAAGGTCAACGGAGGGTTTATAGTTGTAAACGACAAGCGAACCAGCTGGGCAGCTGTAACCTGTCAT